GGGTGCTTGCCAGCACGGCGTTAATTTCGCGGGTGTCTGCCTGCTTAATGTCACGTGGGGCACCGTTGAAAAGTTCGCACCAAACCTCGGCGGCACAGATGCGGTCACGGGGCATCGTCGGGATGTCCTGCCCCTTGCAAGCCCCCGCCCAGTAGTCGCGGCGCTTGTCCAGCGGCCAGTCAAGCCAATTCGTGGGGACATCGCGCTCCACAAAATCACGGATAAGACCCTCGCGGACGGATGCCTCGCGGTGATCTTCCTGCCGTGCGCGGGCCGCGTCTGCCAGATCGCCGGTCAGGAACAGCGGCTCTCCCATCATCCAGCGCATCTTTGCCTCAGCCCAAATCTGATTGATTTCGTCATCGGTCAGATCCCATGCACGGTGAATCAGGTCGCCTTGCCCTACGTCCACGGGCCAGAAACGGCGGTTGCCCGTGGTATCTTGCAGAAAATCGCTGACGTTGCAGGTGCCGAAAAAGACGCAGCAGCGGGGCAGTTCCTTTACATTACGGCCATAAGCGGCGCGGTAGCGGTCATAGCGCAGGCTCAAAAACTGCTTGATGCGGGATACATCTGTTTTGCGGAAAGCGTCAAGCTCTGCCACTTCGACCTGCAAAAGCTCGGATGCCTCTTTGCCCTCAAATGTGCGGATGCTGTCGTTGTACCAGCCTTTGCTCATTCTGTCCAGCAGCGTGGACTTGCCGAGGCCCTGCGGCCCGCACAGAATCAGCATATTATCGAACTTGCATCCCGGCTCCATCGCGCGGGCCACAGCACCGACAAACGCCTTGCGGGTGACAGCGCGGGTATAGGGGGAATCGTCAGCACCGAGGTAGTCGATGAACAGGGTATCCAGCCGGGGCACTCCATCCCACGCCAGACCCTTGATGAAATCCTGCACCTCATTAAATGCGTGTGTAGCCGCATGGATGTCCAGCCCCGCGTCGATGGCGTTGCGCTTGGTGATCTTGTATCCCTTTTCCATGTACCAGTACATTGCGCTGATGTCCGAATCAGCCCATGCCCGCCGCTTGAATTTGTCGGGGTCTTTGTCCCACGGCAGGGGATACAGCACCTCGCCGCGCCCGCTGAACTCATTCAACATGAACCGCCCGCACAGGCGGGGGTCATTGTTGAGAATCAGCAGAACATTGTCGATGGTCTGCTTGATTTTGCCGTTTTCATCGCGCTGGATATAACCCAGCCATGCGTTGGGGTCGGCCTGCTGACCATCATCTCCGATGACTTCGCCCTCTATCGGCTCGGCCCCGTCGCCGCTGTTGGGGGCTTGCCGGCCCTGCTGCGGCCCGGTAGCCGCGCCGGGGATGGGGGCAACAGCGCCAAAGTCGGCCTGCAACTGGGCAAACTGCTCTTTGTTGTAGATTGCCTGCACTGCGCTGTCCTGCATCGCCATCTCACACATCGCCTTATAGGACGGGAGTTTGCTGACCGGGGTATTGCCGGGGGCACTGTCGTCCTTATCGCCGTACAGGTGCAGGCGAACAAGATCAAAGGCGTTCACAAGCTGCATAGAGCAGGGGTCGGTGGCGTGATGGCTGTACAGGAATTTGCCGTTATCGTAGATGATAGCGCCGCCCGCCGTGCTACCGCCCGTATAGGTGTACCGCTCCTCACTGCCCATGATGCACGGGGTATAAATACCGGGCAGAAACTTGTCCATCGCCGTGCGGATGTCATAGGCGCGGCAGAACGCGCCCACGATGCCGGACTTTGTCAGCGGGTCGCCCTGCTTGAGTGCCATCTTTTGGTAGTTCGGGGCAGCGCCGGGAACCTGCGGCCACTCGACCATGTTGCGCCAGTCTGTGTAAGTTCCCAGCAGGAACGCCACAGATGCCAGCGGCGCATCCTTGTAACGAAACACATAATCCGAATCCACGCAGGCACTCGGCCAGTACATGAGGCGGCTTGCCTGAAATGTGGTAGGGTCGGCCTTATCAATGCCGATCAGCCACGCCAGCCGCCGCGCCAGAGGCTCGTACTCATCGGGGGTAGCAGTACGGTCAAGGGGGATTACAACGCGCAGGCGGGGCTTATTGGGGCAGTGCTTGCGTGTGGAGTAAATCGCATAGCTGCATCCGATGGCATTCACGCGGCTCACGATTTCATCGGTGCCCCAGCCGGGGATATTATCAAAGTCAAGCGTCACAAGGTCACGTCCGGTCACTGCATTGGCCTTGCGCCGTCCGCCGTTGAGGGAGCCGCCCACGAACCCGCCGACATCCTTTAATGCGTCCTGCTGAGGTTTCGGCAGGTGCATATATGCGTCGAGCGTTTCCGTTGAACGGACGGGATTCCGCAGGCGGTCATACAGCTCTGCCACGGTCATCAGCTGAGGTTTCCAGTTGAGATCGTTTCGAGATGCGCCAGTGGTTATAGTAATTTGTCTATCGAATTGCATGACCGTTTTCCTCGCTTTATCGTTATAATGGGGTTTCGCTGTTAGGCTGTTCACGGCTGAACAGTTCAGATGCAACGGATGTCAGGTATCCGGCAATTTCGGAAAGCTCAATGCCCTTGGTTTCCCACCGCATGAGCGTGTACACGGACTGCTCCGGCTTTTCGGGGTCGATGCCACGGGCGATGCACACCAGATTTTTAGGATTCTGCTTTGCAATGGCCGTCAGCCATGCCGCGATGCCCTTTGTGTAATCGTTGCCGTTCGGGTCGAGGATGACTACGGGATAAACCTCGGCATCCTCTTTTTCATTCGGTGTAGCCATATCTCTGATTTCCTCCTCACTTGTAGATGTCGCCGCTCTGCTTATGCCGCAGGGTGATTCGGCCTACGACCTCAAACCCGGCCAGCCCGCAAATGTACTTGACCGTGTGGATAAGCGCGGCGATGGCATCAAACCGCGCCCGGTATTCACTGGTTGCCGCCGCCTCAATGCCCTGATAAGCGGTAGGGTCAGCATAGCCCTTGTCGTTATAAAAAGGATTGTTGCGAGAGTTGAACGCAACCAAATCCTCATGGACATTAGTCATTGTAATTCACCGTCCTTGACCATCTTTGAGTATTATTGCGCTGCAGGCAGGGCAATATTGGTAGTTCTCATTTGTTCCATTACGCAAAACGAATTTTCCTTTGCACGCAGAGCAGCGCCAGACAGTAGAATCCTTGTAGAAACTATCTTCTTTTATCCAGTGTGCCGTAGGCCGCAGGGATTCCGGGTCAACAGTTGGTGTATCATCCACCAATCCACGCCCATACTCTGCGCCACTTTTATACGCTTGGTACTCGCCGCCTTCATAAGCGCATCCGCTTAGGTCAGACAGGGGCGGTACCTTATCCGCGTCAATCAGCCGCATGGTCGCCCTCCTCTGCACCCACAGCGGCGCTCTGTGTGGCGCTTTCGGTTTCGTCCAATACATTTGTTGTCGTGACTGTTTCGCCCTCAGACGGGGAGTCTGCGGGGTTGTCAGCGGGCGTCCAGCCCGTGGCCTGGATCAGCGCGTCATACCGCATCATCTCATTTACGACCTCGGCCACAGTAGGGGACAGGGCAGCCTTTTCCGGCTCAAAACCAAAATGCTCGTTGAGAGCCTGTTTGCGCCAGTATTGGGCCATGCGGACAGCGTGATTTCGTTCATCGGCATGGCGATATGCGGTGGTTTTCCAGATGCGGGTTTCCTGCTTGGCGAACTCAAGGCGCGTTTTTAGGGATGAGATTTCAGATTCCGCGCTTTTTTTGGTGATGTAGTGCTGAATCGTAGCGCAGACAGTACCCAGCACCAGCAGACCGCCCCAAACAATATCAGTGTTCACAGCTCATCCTCCCAATCCTCAGAGATGCCCTCGTCAAAATCTTCATCTGCCGGTTCAATGAACAGGCAGTGACGCTCATCAATCAGGATGGACGCGCCATCGGGGCAAGCCTCGACATCTCCCGTGGATTGCTCGGAATAAATAACCTCAGCATCATCGGGGGACATCTTTTTTGCATCCTCGGCGGATTCGGCATAAGCCATAAAAAAGCCGCTGAACGGTACTTTATACAGACATTTCATTGTTGTCAAACCTCATCTCATCGTTAATATTTTGTTTGCTATCGCGTTTTTCTCAGCGTTTTGCCATGCGGCGGTTATATACTTTCATCTTTGCCCATCCCCGATGATTCTGCGCCCATGCGGCGTATCGGTGGCTGAACTCGGATTGATCGGAATATCCCTTGCCGATGTATCCGCGATAGATGCTTTTACGCTTCATCGCCTGCATCCTCAATATGCTTCGGTGTAGCCGTTGCCAGCACGTCCTGCAGCCGGGGATGTCTGCCGCAGGATTTGCCCTCGGTGCAGAATTGGTATTTCGGGTTAATTTCACATTGCGGAACCATCATCGCCGCGATTTCGGGGGATGGGATAGCGATGCAATATTTCATGGCGTTAAACATTGCGCGAATTTCAGACTGCGCCCTACTGCACATTCGCAAATGACTGGCCTCAATCAGCGCCCGCGCGTTCATAGACACATACAGTTCAGTGGGTGCGCCATTGGGCAGAACCATCCGCGCGTCCTCTTTTGCCACGCCGTCCTCAATCAAGCGGTCATAGGCATCCCATGCGTAGTCGTAGGCTTCGGCAATAATGCCGTCCCGATCTTCATCGGTGGACGTAGGGAAAACCGGCTCGGAGCGGCTTTCATTGCAATAGCGCTGACTGCGCACGGAAAAGCTGAAATGCCGATGCCTTGTAAGTTGTGCAAGACAAGCGCGGCTGATGCCCTCGATGTGGAACGTGAAGTAGATGTGCTCATATACGCTCAGATGCCCGGTTTTGGCGCAATTATGGGCGATTTTGAAATCCCAGAAATCCGGCTTGCTGTCATAGCACACACTCGCAGCCTGCTCAATAACGCGCATAGGGCTGGGCGTTACGCCCATCGGATTATTGGCCGTGCCGCACTGTCCGGGGAGAGGGCGGGAACAGGCAATCAGTTCAACTTTCATGGCGCATAGCCTCCTTTTCGATGCAGGCGTTGCCGCCCATCCGCTGGTAAGCGGCAGCTTTTGCGTTATCGGGTACGATTTTCAGCAGTTTGTCATCGCCGCCCAGCGAGAGAAACTTATCTTTGTACCAGTTGGCTTTTGACAATTCCTGCGTTGCACCGTCTTTCAGACCGCAGCGATATAAGTATTTGTAGCGGCTTAACAGGCAAAAATACTGCACGGCGGCAGTGCCGAACCGCTCCTCCATCTCAACGATGCACTCTTTCTGACCGGGGCGGTTGTAGTGGTCGGGGTGATTCACCATCTCCGGCTCGTCGTTCTCCCGATCTCTCCCGAATAACGGCTGTGTAGCTGTTCCGAGCGTTGCCACAATAGCTCCCAGCAGGAAGATGGCAGTGATAAACGCCAGAACTAAAGCGATGACAAAAAGCCCAATGATAACCTTTGCGATAGATGTCAGAATAATCATTTTTAACTCCTTCTATGGCACAAACAGATCAGGCAGCATAGCCTTATCATCAATGTAGTAATCAGCGCCGATTTTACGCGGGTTGGTGCCGTATGCCCGTTTCAACTCCTCGGTGTTGTCGTTCACTGCGTCAAATTCCAGCCCGTAACAGCGGCAAAACTCCACGGCGCGGGTCAGCATCTCGCCCTCCCGGCACGTCCACAGGATAATCTTTGCACCGAGGCGGCGGCGAGATATGAGTTTGTCGATCAAGGGCAAATTGGGTGCGCCGATTTCAGGGTAGGCGTTTTCGCAGAGAGTGCCGTCAAAGTCAACGGCGTATGTGGTCGGATGGCTCATTTCAGTTTTTGCTCCTCCATGTATGCCGCCCATTGGCGGTCTTTTTCGGCTTTCATCGCCTTATCCATCGCGGTCATCATGCGGCGCACGACCTCAGCGGCGATTTGTAGCTTTTTAGAGCCCTCGGCGATGTCCGGGCTGTCAGCCGTCCAGCGGGCGGTCACGACAACGCTGGGCACCGCCCCGGCGTAGTAGAAACAGGCATCCACTGCGTCACAGTAGATGTAGGAGCGGATGCGCGGGGTGGCGCGGGTACTGCCGAGCATCGTCATGCCGCGCTCGGCAAGGGTCTGAGGGGTAGAGGTAACGATGCGATCATTGATGTGGGCATCATGCGCCGCCTCGCGCAGACAGCGCCCCCGAATTTCATCGGTAATTTTCAAGTGCATCATAGTGGCACCTCACTGCAACAGCGAATTAAAAAGGCGCTCGGCGGCTGTTCTGCTGGCGCACTCACGCAGGGCATCGCGTTCATTCATCGCCAGAGCGCCCGCCTGCATCAGCAAATCCATAGCTTTTGCAAGGCGTATATTATAGTAGTTGACACGCATACCGTGGACAATGCGCTGATGGTAAGTGTGCCGCCCGCGCTCGATAAGGTCACGGATGGCCTTTGCTCCGGCGAACATGGCGACACCCGCCCGCCTATATACG